CCCACCTTCGCACCAAATATCTCACGCGCTTCAGACACAAACTTATCGTCACTTGCACAGGCCTTGGGATTTGCCACAATCTCACGGCTAGTGAAGGTTTCCCAGTCGCTTACGCCGTTTTTGATGTCACCATCAGGTGTTATCCAAATAACTTTGCTGCCCTCAATCTTGTGTTGCCACGGCACAAGATCAGGATGCAGGACGTGCGCCTCGCAACCTTGCTTTTGGTTCTCAAAATCAAGTGGTACGTCATATTCTGCACAATGCCAAGTGCCATCCTCACGAGCGGTACTAGCGGTACAAGTCCGGCAGTTCACTTCTTTAGTTAGTTTCGTCTTATGGCAAAACTCATGCGCGGCGCAGAACCGGCACTCAAACCATGTGGGATCGGTTGATATTGGTGGCGGCATACGGTCAGCTTTGACCAGGCGATGCCCGCGGTCAACTGCCTTAGTCGCCACGGCCTTATCTAGTTTTACCCGCTCGGTGTAGATACGATCGTCATCTTTACAGACGGCGTAGTACAGCGCACGGTCAAGCTTTAGCCCAAGCATATAAGCTTGCATCTGGATGTAATGCTGGGGCTTTGCTTTCTCAACCCCGTTTTTTTCAAGATCATCAAACGATTTCTTGCCGTGCGTCTTGATTTCCAAAACGTGACGGGCGTTGGGCGCTTCAAGCACCCCTGACTCAATCACCCCATCGACTGAGCCACCAACGTGGCAACCAAAGTCCACGCGCGACTGATTGTCACCCGTCTTTTGTACGTTCAGCCCGATTGCGCGCAGGTCAGACACCACTTGTGCCTCTTCGTTTTGCCCGCGTCTAAACAGGCGCAGGATACGACCAGGGAAGCGCTCAATGACCGCCATCCTGAACGATAGCCACAACCAACGATCACAGACGTGACCAAGCACACTAGCACCCATATGGGCGCGTGGCTCACTCTGAATCGACTCATGGTGTTTGTCGATCAGGGCTTGAATCGTGTGTTCTGATTCCGGTATAATCAAAATACTCTCCTTAGTTTTTGCCCCCAACCGTGAGGTCAGGGGCATTTTTTTTACTTCTTAACCCAAGGTGGGGCTGCCTTACCAGTCGCCGCTGCCGGTGCTTTGGCTGCCGCAGGTGGCGCCGAACCATTTGCCTTGAATGCCTTCACATCATTTGATGCGCCGTACTGCTCAGACTCACGCACGTCAAGCTTGATCATCAACTGCCCGCCAATTAGCTGATCCGTGTCTTGCACCGTAGCCAAACCAACAGCGCGCATGATCTCGCCTAGCTGCTCGCGCCCAATCTTTTCAGCCGTGGGGTTAGGGTTCTTGATGTTAAGATTGCCAAAGACAACCCTGCCTTGATGGCTCGGGCCGGTAATGTCATACCGAACAGCAATATATTTGCCAGTACCGGCTTTGGTGACTTTGATCTCTGCGCCATTGACCACCGCGGTGTACCAACCTGCAGGCAAAGGCTCAAAGTTACGGTCGCTAACGGGGAGTGTGTCAGCGCTAAAGGTTTCGTCTAACTGTGCCATGATTTATTCCTTAGTGATTGTGAAAGATGGGCGACCGTTACTGGTCGTTATTGCTTCGAGAAGTGGTGCGGTAATGCGTGGATCTGCTGATTTCCATGCCGAGGCATTGATCTCAGGTGTCCAACGGAAAAGGCTAGACAAGTGATCAGTCAAACCGTACTCAGCAGCCAAGTCCTGCAGCTTGGCGCTGTTTACTTTTTTATCCAAACGACCAACGACCTTGATCTTATAGCCTTCGTCCTGAACATTTTGAGTGCCGTCAAGGTTTTTGGGGATGCTCAAGGCTTTGACTAACTGATCTTCAATCGTGCGACGATCAGCGACTATTTTCTTTTCAGCGGCTTTGGCGTCAAGCCATTGTTGGTAAAGGATCATGATTGCTCCTTATTAGCGCAATATTGTTTGTAAGCTTTAAATGCTGGCTTGGCGTCTAACTTAGCCTGCGCTAATTCATTTTTTTTAATGCGAAATTCATCGTACGTGTAATCCATCAACTTAACCGCCGCGTGTTGCGCATCTTTTGCGCACAAAAAATCAAATTTAGCTTGGTTTATTTTTTCTGCGGCAATTAAGTATCCATTAATAACATCCATGTTTATCGCACTCACGATCAGCCTCCAATCTTTGCAATGATGGCACCCAAGTCCGGCGCTTCCCAAGTATCAAGCTTGCCTGACCTATCCTTAGCTTGCCAAATCCCATCGCTATCGCACATCAACGCACGTTGTGCCACACCTTCAGCATCTTTCTCAACGCGCAAAGCCAACACTTCGTCAAAGAAGTAAGGCAAAGCCTGACCAGTCTTATTGCCTGGCATCGATGGTGCGTACAGAATGCGCCCCGACTCATCAGCAGTCTTCTCACACTTCGCCGTGAAATATATATGCTTGCCATCAATATCGCGAAACGCGCGAATAATGTCATACATCTGCTCTTGCATGGCGCCATAAGCTTGGCGAGGATCCTTTGCAATTTTCTTCTCATGGTTTAGCACCACCTCGGCAATCTCTGAGATTGAATCAAGTGCGATCGACTCAAAGTGTTTGGCTTCGTCTGCCTCAGTGACCCAGCGGTACGCTTCCATCAACGTGTCATAACTCGACACCTCAACAAAAGGCACATCAGCATCAGCAATCGATAACAGACCGCCTTCGGCAGAAAACACAACAGGGTTTGGCAAGGTAGGTATAAGCGATGTCTTGCCTGAACCCGCATTGCCGTATACAAGTAGCTTCACGCCGTTTGCGTGTAAACCTTTGGTACTGCGTAGATTGATAGCCATTTTTGGCTCCTAAAGTTATCGCTGTTTGGGGTATCCGTTTAGCGATTGATTGAATTATTGCACGATAAATGTTATTGTGTCAACAAGATAATTCAATTTAATTTAAAAAGGTGCAAAAATGTTGACGATTGAACAGATTCGGGAGTTGATGCACGACAGGTCGGTGCCTATTGTTGCGGAGTTGGCGGGGGTGCATTACAACACTTTGCTAAACATCAAAAACGGTGTAAATAAAAATCCTTCTTATGAAGTGATTAAAAAGTTGTCTGAATATTTCGATCCCAAACCATGAGCCTCCCTATGACAACAACAACGAAGTTAGAGGCCGCACTCACCTATGCATCATGGGGTTGGCACGTCTTACCGCTGATTCCAAACGACAAGCGCCCAGCATCAGCGCATGGGGTACATGATGCAACGATCAATCCCGAGCAGATCAAAGCCTGGTGGGCGCAGAACCCTAGTTTTAATATCGGTATTGCAGCAGGTGAAAAGAGCGGTATTGTGGTGTTTGACATTGATCCACGCAATGGTGGTAGCGACTCTTGGGATGATTTCACAGCCGAGCATGGCGGGGTGCCTGATGGCATATGCCAACTGACCGCAGGAGGTGGGCAGCACTACATTGCCCAAGCCCGCGAGGGCTTAAAAAGTTGTGAGTTGCGTCCTGGCGTGGATTTCTTGGCTAATGGTCGGTACTTTGTTGTCACCCCATCGATTGTGAATGATCGAGAGTACACATGGGAAGCATCTGGCGACCCTATCGACGGCATTTGCCCTTTTGAAATACCAGAGTCGTGGTTATCAGCAATGGCGGTGCGAAAAGTCATTGTGACCGCCACAGATGGCGCACTAATTACGGGCAATCGCAATGCCGGCCTGGCTTCAATGGCAGGTTCAATGCGTCATAGTGGGTTTTCAGCAAGCGAGATATTTGCCGCGATCAGTTTAGCCAACGCCGAGCGTTGCGACATCCCTTTACCCGCATCTGATGTGAAGCGTATTGCTGAGTCTATTGCCCGTTATGCCCCCGAGCATGATGTGGGGGCAAATGCAGCTTTAGGGGGTGCAGCCGCCGAAAGTTTAATGGCCAAGAGTAACGATGTCATTGAAAAGTTAAAAGCCATTTTTGGCGATCAACTTAGCAACGATTACGAAGCCCCCAATGAGCTTGTTGAGGGCTTAATCACGATCGGTAGCACGGTAGTGGTGTATGGCGACAGCAACTCAGGCAAGACATTTTGGGCGCTCTCGGTCGCTGCAGCCGTATCGATGGGCGTATCTTGCTACGGGCGCAGAACAGACCCTGGCTTAGTCGT